ACCAATGCCGATATGGCCCGCGAAGCGGGCACCTCTCGGGAGCGGGTGCGGCAGATCTTGGAGCGGGCGGTGCGCAAACTGCGCTTTCAGCTGGCGCGGGCTGGCCTTAACCCGCTTGCGACCCGATCACCGCTCGAAGAACTCGTATTGGCCAAGGAACATGAGATAGACCCTGAGCCGGCTCCTGTTGCTCCAGCTCCGGTGGTGCGCAAGCTCCCTCAGCCGATCCCGGAGACGCTGCCTTTGGAGGAACGCCGAGTTCGATGGACAGCTCCAACTCGGCAATCCGCTTAGTGGCTGCCCGCAAGATGATGTCCTGATGGGTGGCCAGTTGGCACAGCCTCCACAGCTGCTCTCGGGCTTCTGTGACGGTGTAGCCCTCAATGACGCGGCGCTGCCGCTCCAAGGTAAGCAGGTGCTCTGGCCCCAGCTGGGGCACCATCCACTCGCCCCATGCCATCGGGAACCTAGTAACGGTTCGCCTAGATTCCCCCGTGGTTGATAATGTGCGAATCGAAAAAATAAAGAAAAACGGTGAAGAGCATTGGCGTGTCTGTGGGCTGGGTTATTGCGTTGAACACCGCCAACGCTGGCAGGCAGAAGTCACCTGGGAATGCTTAAGAGCGTCGAAAGGTCAACGCTCGTCCCGCTCCCTTGACAGCCAGAGCCTGGCGTTATCTTCGGAGTACGACATATAGGTCAGCCCATCACGGCCGATGGCCAGCCACACCTGAACGTCGGTGTCGGTGCGTTGCACCACCCACAGCCCGTCTTGGATGCGGCGGCTGATGTTCTGCATTACGGCTGCGCAATGATCGCCCAGCCGCTTGCTGGCCCCTCAACGAGCCACCTTGGCCCCCAGTTCTTACGCGAGTAGGCAATCCCCGCTCCCTTTGAGCTGATATAGGTGCCATTGATCACGTCCATCTCGCCGTAGGGGTCGTTGACAATGACGTGGCTTGGCGTCAGGCCGATCACGCAAAGCCAATGCCCACCACCAGAAGGCTTGCCCACACTGCCCTTGTGCAAGAACCCACAGGGCACGGGGATACCGGCTTTGATCTGGCGCTCTAGGTACACCCACTCGCAGTTCTGCATCAGCTGCGCCTTCACGCCGTAGCTGGCGAGGGCCTTGAGCTGAGCTGATGCGTCGGTGCTGTCGCCGTACTGCTGCACCCGTTTGAGGTACTGGTCGTCAGCGTTAGGTCCGCTGATCGCGCCAGGCTTCAGCGAAGCCAACAGCATCGCGCAGCTGGACGAGAAACACATCCGCAGCGCTTGATCCGTGGCGCTGTCCCGCTGGCTGTAATACGGCACCCGCAGCACGGGCGATGACGGTGCGGTAGCGACATCGCCGCAGAACAAGGCCACCTCAGCAGCGCGGCGACGCTCCAGCCCCGCCAAAACCGCCTCGCCGGCATGACACCAGCGGGGCAGTTCTTCCTTAACGACGGTGCAAGGGTCTTCCCCGGCGTTGAGGCGCTTGCGGAGGGTGGAGTCCTCCAGCGCCCCGAGGCCCACATTGAAGCTGAAGCTCACCAACGCCGCGATCTGATTCGGCCGCCACTTGGCCGCCGAGGGGATCAGGGTCAGGACGCCAGGGCCGTAAAGCTGCTCCACGTCATGGGCCAGCAGCTCCTCAGCCTGCTGCTCGGTGATCGTCATCCCCATCCGCACCGGGCCGTCTTTGGTGCGTGTTGCTCCATAGCCCAGCGTCGGAATACCCGCTGGGCACTTGTACGCCTCTAGGCGTAGCCCCTCAAATGACTTAATAATCCGCAGCGAGGGCGCCAGCCACGGCGGCGGGAGTGGCTGCTTGACCTCCACCGCTGCGCGGTACAGCTCCGCAAACTCCTCAAGCTGTTTCTTGCTCAGCTCGGCCTGCAACCAATCCCACGCGGCCAGCTGGTGGGGTTGACCCTTAAACCATTTAGCCGCATCTCGAAGCTGGATCAAAGGCGTCCCTCCAACTTGGCCAGACGTTGCTCAATGGCGTTGAGCCTGGGGTACAGCTCTTGCCGGTCTTCTTTGATCTCACCGCGCAGCAGACTCACCTCCCCAGCAATGTGTTCCACCGCTGCGGTGAGGCGAATCACAGCGCGGGAGGCTTCATCGTCTCGCTTCATGAACGAGCCAATGCCGCTGGCGCCAATGGCCACTCCAGCACCAACAATCGCCGCCCAGATCTCAACCACGATCAGCGGCGGCGCTTGTTGCGATTGGCCTTGCCGCCTTGGGCCTCGGCAATGCCCTGGAGTGCGGCTAGCACCAGCTGCACCCAACCGTTGGCTTTGACGCCCGGCATATAGCTCAACAGTTCAGACCCTGCCAGCAGTGCGATGGCGAGGCCCGCGACTTCCTCTGGCGTCATAGGGCGTGAGGCAACGGCCTAGGTTTCCTGCGGCTATCTAGGGCACTAGCAGTCGCTGCGTGGCCAAAGCCAAAGGCGCAACCCGCGTTGAACATGTGCCCGGCAAACCCAAGCGGACACGCCAAGGGCAGGGCCAACACAGCAAAGCCGCCCACGGCCGCAAGAAGACCCGCGGCCAAGGTCGTTGATTAACCTGCTCATCACCATGGCGATCCTCACCATCCTGTGGATGGTGGCGATGTGGGCGCTGCTGTGGGTGGCGGATCGGATGCGCCGTTAGTGCGTTGACCTAAAAAATTAGAACATTCCGGCGCCGAGCAGTGCTGGTCTTTAACAGCCCAACCGCTAGACCTGTCAACGCAAAGCTGCCGACCGAGGGATATAGCTCATCGGTATCGGTGAGGTTTGCACTTTGGCCCGTAAAGATAAACGTACCAGCGTCTGCTGTTATCAGACGCGCTATCTGTAGCGCTGCTGGGTTGCCAATCAAAGCGAAAGAGGCAACACCACTCTGCAGTTTCTGCAGGGCAGCCAGGGTCGCTGGTTGGCCGGTGAGCACGAAGCTGCCGGCATCAGCTTTGAGTTCCCTCGCAAATTGCTTGTCAAGGCTGGCTGAGTTACCGGTAAAGGTGAACGCAACGGTGGCTGCAGATAGAGCAGAGTTCTTTTTCAGTTCAACGGGATCTCCTGTCAGCGTGAAAATCCCAGTGCCTGCCTCAAGTCGATCGGTGTCGGCAAGAGTGGCGGGCTGCCCTATGAGTACAAAGGAGCCGGTGCCTGCTGGCAGCGCATGGCCCTGCTTCAGCGCTGCCTGCTGACCCGAAAGCGTGAACTGCCCGCCATCGGTAGCAATAGCCGGATTGTGGCGCAGTGTTGCGGGCTGGCCGCCAAGTACGAAGGCGCCGGCATTGACCGGCATGGTCCGGCTTTGCGCCAGCGTGGCAGGCTGCCCGGAGAGCGCGAACGCTCCAACGGTTAAATCAATCTCGTAAGCGCCTAGCTCAGTCAAGCTGGCCGCATTACCTGTCAGCGTGAAGCTGCCCGTGCCGCTTTGGATTGCCCAAGTGCGGCTGAATGTGACGGGCTGGCCGGTCTCAATGAACGTGCCCGCACCGCCGCTTAGGTAGTAGCTGCGTAGCAGGGCAGGGTTGCCGCCGTTCAGTGCAAAAGAGCCAGTAGCAACCTCAATCCGCGGGTTGTCGCGCAGCGTGGCTGGCTGGCCATCGGTGGTGAACGCACCGGCCTCGGCTGTCAGTGCGTAATTGCGGCGGAGTGCGGCGTCGTTGCCCGTTAGCGAAAAGTTGCCGGTTTCGGCCGTTATGGCCTTGGGCGTCGCTTCAGTAAGCGTCGCGTCGTTGCCAACAAAACTGAACGCACCAGTGCCTGCCTCGATGCGGACGTTGTGCCGCGCATCGGCTGGGTTGCCTGTCAGCGTGAACGTGCCGACGCCAGCCTCAATGTCCGGGTTGTGGCGCAGATCTGCAGGTTTGCCCGTTAGCGTGAAGGTGCCAGTTCCACCGGCCATGACCTTCGGACTGACCTTGGTGAGCGTGGCCGTATTGCCCGTCAGCGTGAAACTGCCAACCGTCTGAGAAAGGGTCCGAGGAACCAGTTCTCGAATGGCGAGATGAACCGCTGCGCGGTCATCGGAGCTGCCACTGAAGCCGACGTTGCGAGCGCCTTGACCGGCAGTGGTTTCGCGCACCAGCGCAGAACCGTAGTTGCCGATGTCAATGCTGGTGAGCAGCGTGCTGCCCGTGCCTGCCGTTGGCAGGGTGTTTAGACCCGAGTAGCAACCGGCGTAGCGAAGGCTGTTAACGCCGGGTGACGTGTCATCAACGCTCTGGACCGTGAGCGTGCCATCGCCCTCCAGAAGGACGATGGTCGCCTCAGGGACGGCAGTATTGGCACCAGCGGTGACAGTTGCCGCCGCCGCATACATCACCGTCGCGTTGCTGGTGCGGTTGACGGTGATGGTCTGGTTGCCGGTGCCTAGACCGCTGCCAAGGAAGAACGCATCGAGGCGGCCAAGTTCACCAGCTGTGTCGGTAGCCGATCCACTAGTTAGCCGCGTTAAAGCAACGCCGCCATAGGTGACGCTGCTGATTAAATCTGCTGTGCTGGCATACGTCGAGACAAAAACGACCACACCTTTCGGTGTGCCCGTCTGCGTATGCAACCAGCTGAACGCCTGCTGGTTGGCTGAGCCTGTTGCCCCTGTGTGGGATTCGGAGGCAGCGCTATGGGCAACAGCCACTGAACTGCCTCCGCGTTAGTTATCAGGCCAGGGTCAGGATGCCAGCAGCGTCCCAGGTGATCGTGAAGGTCTCGCCGTTTAGCAGGTTCACGGCAGAACCGTAGTCGTACCAGCCGATCAGTTCGTCGTTAGTGGCTGTGTTGTTGTACAACACGACGTATCGGAACTGGGGTACGGTGCCGGTGGCGGTCAGCACCAAGTCGTTGGCGTCCAGTTTGTAGGTGCCGCTGGTTTGAGAGGAGGTCACACCAGTCAAATCACGACCAGTCGTAGTACCGTTTTGGATGTTGGTGTAACTGATCTGTGTAATATTGCTCAGCTGCGTGTTGGTGTTGACTGGCAGTGTGTCAGTCAGTGCCACGGTCAGGGTGTCGCTGCCTAGGTTGTGGACTTTCTCGGCCAGTGCCTCAACGAAGCTGTTGAATTTTACGAATGAGGCCATCAGCGCGGCTGGACAGGTGTCCTAAGTTGCCCCGCTCAGAACCCGATCGATAGGTTGAACTCGCTGACGGTGCCGGTTACGGCCGTCAACCCCACCCACACATAGCGGCCTGCTGGGATCGGCTGGTTCTGGAGTGTGGCGGTGTCCCCGGTGGTGGTGTTGGTCACCGTGTCACTGGCGGCCAAGGTGCCGGTGGTGGTGCGGTCAGTGGCATAGCGGATCTCATAGGACACCGACCCGCCGGAGACCAATGCCACCACGCTCTGGATCTCGGTCTCAATCGTGGTGCGGAACAGCGTGAAACTGTCGTTGGGCTGCGGCGCCGCAATCGTGATGCTGCGTGGTGCGGAACCGTTAGTTGGTTGCCGGTGCTCCCAGCGGTTGGCGCTATCCACCCACGTCAGCACATCGCCGTCGCTGACGGTGCTGACATCTACGTCATGACAGTCCTGGATACGCTGACCGTTGTTCGCACGAACGAAGATCACCCCATCTGTGGGGTGCGACTTAATGACCGCTGCCACCTGTAGCTTTAGGTTCGGCGCGTTGGGCTCAACGTCGGTGTACTCACCAGGGTTTGCCGGATCGCAGTAGAGGATGGCGTCTTCTGCATAGGCGCTGGTGTCTAATCCACGCACCTTGCCCAAGGTGGTGACATAGCCAACTGCCCCGATGGCAATCGGTTCAGTTGCAACGCCAAAGAACACATAGCCGGGCAGGCTGCCATCGGCCACCATGTGGGCCACTTCCAAGTAACCCGTGCTGGCATCAGCGCCCATGAACATGACGGCTTCACCGTCAACGATGGGATCTGCTGAGACGTTCTTGCAGCGGAAGCTCAGCTCTTGGCCAAGCTGGTAGGTAATGCCCGACGCGCCAACATCAAGCGTGCCCTCTGTTGCGTTCCATGCCAGTTGGCCCGCAACAACTGACTCGGCTGCCGCTGTATCAAATCCGAGAACATCAACGGCAGTCAGATCCGGTGGCGGGCCTTGAGGACCTGCCGTAGCAACTTCAACGGTTAGCGGAGTGCCGGGCGCCTGAACCTCAATGGCCTGCTCCGTGACTTCGGTGACGAGAACTTGGCCGGTGGCGGTCAGCTCAACGCTATTGCTCATGGCGTCGTGTAACCCTCACTGCTACGCACCAATCCCTGCAGGTAGAACTCGCGCAGATTGCTGGGGTTCACGAGCATCACGTCATACTGCGCATACCCGCCTAGCGGCAACGTGGCGGTGATGGCATAGGGGAGCTTGAGCTGCACCACCCCAGTGCTGGGGCTGGTCACTGTCACCACGAAGTCGCCGTACTTGTTGACGCGCTCGGTGTCCCAGACACTGGCGTACACACTCCAACCCGTCAGGTTGATGCCCATGCCGGTGCTGTCCTTAAACTGCACGGTCAACACATAGTCCGCCCTGCGCTGGGGGCGAATGTTGTAGGTGGCTGGAGTGACAGGCATACCCGAGATTTCCGGCTCATGTTGCCCCGCCACTCACCAACCCATCCGGGCCAGTGGTGATGACCAGTCGCATCTGGTGTTGCGGACCAGCGCCTTCGGGTACGTTGACCGTCTCCACTTCGCAGCCGGGGTAGGCGTACACCACTCGCCCCGCCAGCTGCTCAAGGTTGCGATCTCCCGCCCAATCGACGAGGTACACCCGCCATTTGCGCAGCGCCACCTCCCGCTGGTAGGCGTTGACCGGCTCTAGGTCTGGGTTGCGGCGGATGATCAGCTCCACCCCTGACACCTTGGTGCCTGATGGCATTGCCTCACCTGTGGCACGCACCGCAACAGCCGGCGTCACGGCGCCATTGCCCAAGGTGTAGGTGCCCAGCTCATCAACGAGCAGCGACTCCAGTTCTTGCCGCAGGGTGAGCACATCCATGCCCCTAGGATTCCGCCGCCAGCAGCAGACACCCCGCCTCAATCCAGCCGGCGCCTGGCTTCTCAGGCACCACCAGCCGGTGGGTGATCAGCGGCTTGTCAATGTCCCGCAGCGTGATCGGGCCAATGACGCGGCCACGCACCAGCACCAACCCACCGCGGCAATGGCGGCCCTCCCACTTCGGCGCCAACACCCACACCGCTTCGTCATCGCTGCGGTAGGCCCGCACCTCTAACGGCTTGGCTGCAGCGCCGTTCTTGGCAGACGCCAAGATCTGCGGCCAGACCGCCAGCAACAACGGCGGTGCGTTGTTCTCGGCGCGTAGGTCCAACGCCACCGCCGTTGTTGC